TTAGGATTGGCTGTTTTCTAATTCAATCAGTTCATCTAATATTTGTCCAGGCGTTTTACCGATTGCTTCGGCAAGTGTGATCAACGTCTTAACTTTAAGTTTGCTAACACTTTCTAGCTCATTAGCATATTGCAATGTACTAGCAGTGACGCCTGTTGCTTTAGTAATTTTATAACGTGTTAATCCGTATTTTTTTAGTAGTTCATCAATCAATAAACAATCCTCCGAATATTAGTCAGCAATATATTTAACTTCTACTGGAATATAACCCAATTCTTCAAGATCTAAATCAATGCCAACATCTGTGATTTCAAATTTAGTACCGGCTGGTACAAGCACTTCACGTTCGACTTCTTCGGCTGATAGTTCTTCAACTTCTTTAGCGTTGTTGTAGTCAACTTCATGAACTGGCACTTCATTAATAGCTGTAAACACATAATCAACGGCACGTACAGTTTCAATAGAGAATGAGCCTTCGTTAGTCCAAGATTCAGCATTTTCAAGAGTAATGATTTGGCCTTCTTCTAAATCTAACATATCATTAACTGAAATTTGGCGGCTAATTCCTGAAATACTGTTTGTAATTTGTTTAGCTACTGTGTTTTTATAATCCATGATTGAATACCCGCTTTCTTATTGATCTTATCTACATCTATTATTATAGTACGGTGTACCGTACTAATCAATAGTTTAGCTTATCTTTTTTCAATTATTTCTTTAAAATATGGATCGTTAATAATTTCTTCCCAAACCGTGTAAACTGATGAGGTTTTGAAACGAGCTAAAAGCACGTCTATCGAGTTGTTGCTGTACGATGCAAATTCTCTTTTTAACGGGAACCTACCGTGTTCTTTGTAAAACTCTGCAACTTGTCTTACCAACGTTTTTTTAGAAATAGGTGATTGGCCAGAATTGGGTTTTGCTAAATTATAATCGTCCCTCATTTGTGTTAAAGATCCAAAAACTCGTACAAAAACGTGTGGTTTTGGCAACCACTTACAATCTGTAATATCCTTTGATACTGGTATTCGTCCTAGTTGCTTCTCGAGACGTTTGTACCCGCTAATCAATTCTTCTGGCGTCCAATTTTGTAGTTTATAATCGCGCCATCGTTCAACTACCTCTTTTGAGATGCCTGCTTCGTTAGCCAAATCTATGATTGAACCAAATTCTTTACGAATATAAATCAAGCTAGGCATCCGTTTGTCCTTTACAATATCATTAGAGCTTGCAGCATATCCTAATTCTTTTGATAATCTTTTATATCCTTCAACTATTTTTTTACGATCATAATCGTGATGGACATGAACATTATCATCACCAAGTGCGCGTTCTAATGCGTTATTCCATGAACCAAACCGTCTTCTTGCCGTACTTCCATATTTGCTTTCACGTAAACGTGGCAGCCGTCCAAGCTTGTCATTAAGTTCGCGAATTGCTGATAGTATTTGTTCATCACTAACATCACGGCTGGTTACTTTATCTTCTCCAAGCGCTAATGATAAAGCTTTATTCCAAGTCCCAAATCGATAAGCAATGTTTTTCCCGCGTTTAATATCAAGAATTCTTGGTAGTTTTTCATATTCTTTATAATACTCGCGTAATTGATCTAACATTTGTTCGTCTGTTAATTTATCAATTTCTGTTTTTTTCATCATACTTCTCCATCCAATGTATCAAAAAAGCTCGGACTAATAGTGTTTAGTCCAAGCTGTTACATTCCATATTGGTTAGATAAAAAGTTATTTAGATAAACGTGATAAGTAGCTACGAGTAAATCATAAGCTATCATGGTCTATTTTGCAAACAAAATAAAAAAAGCCCCACTCTTAATTGAGTGAGGCTCGTGTCAAAAATCGCCCACAGAAGAACGACGTCGGTTTTTTGCCCGACAATATTAAATACGCAAAACTGCTTATTTGTTTTTTAATTTTGCAATTATTTTTATTTAACTCGTAAACGCTGACCAATCCGAATGAAGTTGACGTTGCTTAAACCGTTAAGCTGCTTGATATTATTAGTTGTTGTGCCATATCTAGCAGCAATACCGCTAACAGTATCACCGTATTTAACCGTGTAGTAAGTAGCTGATACTGAACCGCTAATTTTTAGCTTCTGACCAACGTAGATATAGTTAGCGTTGCTAATTCCGTTCAAACTTTGCAACTTGCTAACTGTCGTACCGTAACGACTTGCGATAGCTGATAAGGTATCACCGCTGCGAACTGTGTAAGTTGACGTTGATGAACTACCGCTACCAACTGATAAGATCTCAATATCTGATGTCTTAATCCAAGATAAGATACCAGCTAATAATACTTTACCCTTAGCAACTTGTTGAACTTTATAGGTCTTGCCACGTACCCAGCTTGGCATGCCAACACCATTAGCCCACTTCGTTGCTTTCAGATTAACCTTAACAGTATTACCAACTTTAATGTCTTTTTTGGCAGTATCATTAGCGTTTTGACCGTCATTAATGGCTGGTGTATCAGTGTCAGGTTCAACAGTAACTTTTCCGTCATCATCCTGATGACTACCCTTGTAACCATTCTCGGTAATGCCTAACAAGTCAACGTTGCCGTCTAACCCACCGGCAATATATTCAGCTGTAAACTGCCAAATGGCCACACCGTTCATACTTGGAAAATATTGGAACGGCGCGGAGCTAATTACCCCACTGATTGGGTAACCAGCAATCCAAAGACTATTTGGAAATGCCTTGATAATTCTTGACACATCAGCATTAGCTTGCAAGAATGCTTTGCTTGAATATAGCATTGGCGTATAACCTGCTTGCTTAATTCGGCTCATACCGTAGATGATTGCATCAGTATTAGTCGTTGCATTCCAGCTTGCGCCTGACTCAAAATCTAAAGCGACGATTGAATTCTTGGGCGTCTGAACTTGTGGCAAGAACTTATCTAATGCTGCTTTAGATACGCCGATATTACCACTGACTTGATACCAAATGTATGTGTGCGCAAACTTGCCAGCCGCGATTGCACTAGCCACTTGCGTTCGGTATGTTGATTGTGTGACGTATGAACCGTTGTAAGTTCCGCCTACTTGGCTGATAACAAACTTATCTTTTTGATAACCAAACTTACCATTGTTGCCCTGGTACTTTGACCAATCAACGCCATACGTTCGAGTTGCAGCTGATGATGTGGCCACCGGTACGGAAATTGAAGCAAATAAAATAGCCACCATAAAGGTGACTACCATTTTAGCTATTCTGTTTTTAGATTTCATTCTTTCACCTCTTCATCTTCAACGTACATTGCTACTAGTTTTGACCAGACTATCAACGCATGCCAATTTCCAATTTTTAAATTTGTCTTTCTTATAAAAAAGGGTGTATTAACAAACTTTTCAAAAAGCTTCTCAACTGCCGCTTGTTCCTCTTTCCCGTACTCAAAGCTTGGAGAAACAATCTCGCCTTGCGTTGTCTGAATGTGAATTTTCATTTACACACCTCTTTATCATATTTAAGAGCTTGTGGACTATCATCAATTCCCGGTGTAGTTGGATCAACAACAACGCCTAGGACAGTTAAGAATGCAAAAAACGCGTTAATAATCGCTGTTGCTTGCTCATTGATTAAATCCGTCTTGAAATCATAACCAAACGGTACTGCAATCACTTGTGCAAACAACAAAAAAGCCGGCACAATCGCCAGCCAAAACTTCTTATTCAATAAACGTACTTTCCAGTTAATCTTCATCCTGCCTTTCTCCTCTCTAAATCAAGATTCTTAATTCGTTCATGATGACGATCTAAACGTCTATCGTGTTCATCAACTCGGCCTTCTAATCGTTCATAGTCGTTTTGTAGCACTTCGAGCTGTTTATTAAGCGCCGTAATCGACTTTGATAATTCTTTAATATCACCACGAATTGGCCCAAACACGGCATATTTAAATAGCAGGCTGATAATTGTTGCAATGAACGTGATAATCGCAATCACCGCTGTCCATTCTGCCAAACTTAATCCTGCTACATAGTGTGGTGGCATTTACTCACTTCCTTTAGTGCAAAATAAAAACACCCTATTTATCAGAGTGTCTCTTCGTCCCAAAATTTATTAAATTCATTAAGCTGTTTAAACCATTCTTGTTGTAGCTTGCCGTCCTTAAATTCATGACCAATTTTTATCAATTGATTTCTGTCATAATCAATATATTCTTGCATAGGAACCTCAAATGTCGGAGTACTTTTTTTGTAAGCGACCGCTAATTCATCGTATTTGCCTTTAGATATTCCGGTTTGTAATGTTCCGGCTTCATCTAAAATAATCAGTTGTTCAAATGTTCTTTGGGAAGAATATAGTGTTGAACGTTTGGCATGAATTAACTTTCTGCTAAGTTCTCCGTTATCTGAATAATAAGTTTCCGTTGCATGCTTTGCAGTTAAATATAATTGAGCTTTCTGATGCCACTCAACAATAGGATTGAGGTATCCCTCGTTAGCCATTGAGGCAAGAGAGTACTGCAATAAACTTTGGTTGTTTTCTAGGATACCTTGAGAAATTTCTTGGGACTTTTTAATGGCAGTCTGAAATTTTTTAACTTGTTTATCTGAGATCTTCTTTTGCTCATAACCCATATAAGCTAAGAATATAGTTATTATGGTGACCAGAATCCCTATGACAGCAATATACCATGCATTTTGTTCATGAATTTGATTAATTAGTTCTTGCATATAATTGTTCACTTTTAATCACTCCTAATGGTTAAAAGTATAATCAATTATAAGAAAATATAACAGGCCAAAATAATAAAGATTAATAAAGCCAGCATTCCAAAAACACCGGCAAGTACGAATAGTTCTTTATAGTTCATGCTTGTCAGCTCCTACACAGCGTAATCTTCACCAGTGATTTCTTTATACTCAGCCGCTGTGATTGAACCTTTAGCAACTTCAGCCGCTACTGCTGCCTTATCCATTGTGTGCCATAGTTGATATGCAAATTTAAATACTTTAAACATTAGTTAGTACCTCCGATTTTTGATTGTGCAAATGCTGTTATTGCTTCTTCGATTGATTGAATATGCTGACTATGCTCAGCAGAACTAATTGCTAAATCTGTAATTGCTTGTTGCTCTTCGCTCGGTTGTGGATCGGTTGGTATCTCAACTGGCGGAACATAATCAGTGTCAATAACTAGATGATTGTTGATTAACTTAGTGTGATTAACGATCAATTTTTTAATCTCATCATCTGAAACGTCATAGACAGTAAATCCGTCAATAACATCTCCGACTTCACGCTGATTAGGATTAGCCCATCCGCTGGCCATTACCGTGTTGTCTGCTGCTAGTTTTAATTTAATTAAACTCAATTTATTTCACTCCTATTCTATTGGAAAATCATCGTTTGTTGGATACGTAACAGTCATTGTTATATAGTCATCCGCGGTAATGGCCACAGACGTCTTCAACGCATTGCGATCAACAACAATCAACGCTTGTTTGTTGTTGCTTAACATTGCGGCTATCCGGATCTGGAATCCCGGAGCAGCATAACCAGCCGGCAACGTCATAATTGCTCCATTAGCCGCTAAGTCTTTAGATAGCTTAAAAGAGCAGGTCACTGTAACAGTATTCTCGCTTCGTGCAATATCGATTGATCCTGCTTTGATTAATGAATTCTGTCCAGTTGAATAATGTTTCGTTGAATATCGATTGTCAAGTTTGCTTGAATTTAGTTCTTTGAAATTTGCATCAATCTGTTCTGGGCCTTTTTCCATGCCCGTAAAAATCGTTGTTAATGCCATTTAAATCACTCCTTTTAAAATAATTGTTACATAGGTTAAAACCCGTCACTATAAATCCCAACAAAGCCATTAGTTAGACCATAATTACCATCGGGTTGTAAGGCTAGTGTTGAACCATTTAAAAAATCAATACTAGATATTATTTCTGTGTCAGCTTCCACTTCAGCTATGCTAAATACGCCGTTATCCTCTAGAGCAGGTGACCAATCAGTTGCTTTATCGCTAAGTTCTAGTTTTGCATGTTTAAATTCAAACCAAGAACCAATCGTTGGTTTTCCAGAACTACCGTATAGCTGAAACGAAAAGAATAAACCGGTTGTGTTTTCAGGAATGGTGAATGTTGTGTTAATTCGTTTAAAGACGTTATCTGAAAGTGTTTCAGTTATTGTAACTGCTCCACCAGTTTGAAAATCGCTCCAACCTCCACCCGCCTTTATATGTTGCGAGCGCCACGTCAATCTGCCACCTTTTAAATCAGTACGAACGTCAGCGCTTAGTGTGTATGTCTGTCCAGCTACAAGCTCGGTTTTAGCCATGTTAGTAGTGTCGGTTGACATGAAACGATAGAACAATTCGCTACCTGACGTAAATGTAACTCGAGTTATTCCATCAGAATAACTAAGATTGCCATAAATCGAAGTTGAAGCAGTACCCACATGCACCTTGTCTGATGATGTTGGAAGTGATGTGTTTAAAAGATAGTTGCGACCGATAATTTCACTGTCGCTGTCAATAACCTTAGCAGATAGTTCTTTTTCATTGCCACCTCCAAACATGCCAGCAGGCTCTTTGCCAATAGGGACTAAGCCCAATGGATATTCAACATAGCGTAGTGGAATTGTTGATCCAACCGCCAATTCCTTTGGAATAACAAAACGAATGCTACTCGTGCTATGCGTCTTAACGATTATGTCTTGCTTAACACCATCACGAAGCCCATTGTTTGGTTGAACAGATAACTTGTACTCAGTATTTGGCTGCAATCCAACAACATCAAACTTCTTATCCGTTACAGTCGCTTTGAGAACATCATCTTGATAAACCTTGTATTTCACGGCTCATCAACCCCTTTACTTCCATGTTAAAGAAACACCGCTTGCTGTAATATTTGAACTTGTCAAGTCAGTAACAGTAACCATTGCTTCATAGACTGTAATAGCAGCAGTCGCAGTTTTACCACTGGTTGTCTTAGCCGTAATTGTCACTGGACCAGTCTTTAACGCCTTAACGGTGCCATCTGTTCCAACAGTTGCAATCGTCGAATCACTTGATGTCCAAGTAACGTTATCAGTCGTATTGGCTGGTGTTAATGTCACTGTTGCCTTAACTGATTGACCAATCTCCATATCATCGACAATTCTAATCGTAATTGTGGTAGCTGGAACTGTAGCTGTTGTGACCGTCACAACATTTGATTTAGCTGACTCGGTTTTCCCGTTCCAAGCGCTAACAGCAAATGTATAAGTCTTATTTGCGGTCAAACCAGTAATCGTAACTGTCTTAACATTAGTTACTTCTTTAACCTTGACGTCATTTTGATAGATATAATAAATCATTCATTTCACTTCCAATCTAATTTTACAGAACTATCTGATAAAGGACTTACCACTAAAAATTTAGGAGCCTCTACAGTTGGCTTTGGTCACCGCCATTTGGATGTTCCGTAACATTAACGCCTAAATCAAATTTTAAAATACGGTTTTTATCAATAATGTACCAGCAACGATCAGCAGGTTGATAGACTGGATAGCCTGTTAGTGCAAAGCCGGCAGGTAATTCAATTTTGACTGTGTTAGCATCAACGTAGCTTTCCGTAGATTCGATAAACTTAGCTTTAGTGCCACCAAATATAGCAGCTTTACCAAAGCCACCAATTTCTGTACCAATAGCATCTTCATAGTAACTAACTGTAACGTCTGGGTTACGTCCCAGACCATGGTTAATGGTTACTAAATATCCTGATGGGATCGACATAGCTAGCATCTGTTCAATGTTCTCTAGCCGACCATCTAGCGTTGGGAATTTACCATAAATATTAGAGTCACGTGCATTAATCAATTCACTATCAACTGTTGCATTAGCAATAACAGCTTTAAATTGTTCTTCAATATCGGTTTGTCGTTTTTCAACGTCAACCTGCCGCTCTTCCATGATATCTTCGAAGCTATTAAGTGCTGTTTGGAATTGTTGAAGTGTAATCAGGCCTTGACTATATAAATAACCGCCTAATTGAATCCATTGAGCTAGTGTTTTTCGAACTTGTGCACCAAACATTTTATGAGCAAGTTGATCAGCATTTGTTTCTGCTTTTGATTGCAAATCAGAGCTTGGTGTAACAACCAAAGGTGGCGTTTCTGTCGGGTCTTGATAATCTATTTTTTTGTTGAAGGTCTTTTGTTCGTTTGTCCATTTAAGGAAATCTTCTGCCATTTTCTCACTCCTTTCTTAAATAGGCTTCTTTAAATCTTGAACTTGGTTCTGTATTCATATCGACATTTCCTAAAATACCATTGACGCTACCGACGCTTGTGTATTGCCATAAATCGTACGGATAAAGTGGCTTAGTAGAATTACCAACCGTTCCGTCATTAGCACCGTAGCTTGGTATCCAAATCATCGTTCGAGACGTATCAATACTTGGATATAGTGCGTTGCTTACATAAATAACAATCTTAGAATCAGGAACACCTAAAGAGTTGAGTTTATTCATATAAGCCGTAACCGCAGCAGTCAACGTTCCACTCGTGACCGAGTTGGCTTCCACATCAATCATCCAGAAGCGTGGTTGTTTACGACTACCAACGGCTGACTGTGCACGATTGTAGAAATCGTTGGCTTCTACTTCTGCGTCAGCAGCACTTACTGCCGAGAAGTAAGCATAAACAGCATAGTTAGCACCAGCACTGATTGCATTTGGAATGTTAGTAGCATATGTCTCATCAATATGAGAACTACCAGACTGAATACGAATAACCGATAACGCCAAACCGCCACTCACGACTTGAGCCCAGTTAATACTGCCTTGGAATTCGGAGACATCAATAATGACGCCTTCGTAATAGCCTTTATCAACATTAATTTGGTCTTGCAGTTGTTTAACCAGCTCTACAAGATCAGTAATTTGTTTGTCCTGATCTGATTGTGACGCTTCAAACTGTGCCGCTGTTGTTTTTGCATCGTTTGCGGTGTTGATAGCTTCTTGAGCTTGCCTGCTTGCCTCTAATGCTGAAGTTGATAGTTGATTCATCTTCACTTGCGCTTGCTGCAATTTCTGCTCTTGTTGCTTACGCAAAATAATCTCATATTGTTCCTGGCTTAATAGCTTATCTCCAATTGACAAAGTCGAACTTACCGGTGAACAAATATCAATTGACTGACCGACAATTCGCAAGTCTTCATTGATTGCCTGCAACGGATTAATGACGCGGTGATAATTACCGCAATCAAAATCATCAACATCTTTATGAATCATACTCAGATCAACTGCAGTAATTTGAAACTGTTCTTTGATTTCCTTTTGACTATCAAGTGTCTGCTGAGCCTTTGATTTCAGAATTGACGCAGTCTTGACGTCGTCCCAAGTAACCGGCATAACCACGCGACCGATTTTATCGATCATTTTCTGACTGTACAAAAAAGGACTGCCATTGTTGACAGTCTCAATCGTTAATCGTGGTTGTGATATTTCAGAATTAGTTTCTGTTTCGCCAGTTGATTCGGCACGAGCACCCAATGGTTTAATGATTGAATACATCGTGCTAGGATCAATCGTTCGTTTCAATGAAACTAAATTACTAGTCAAACGAATATCTTGATTACTCTTAACACCAATTACCGGCATGTAATCAAGGTAAAGTCCGTCTGATTCGTGACGTAATCTAATCTCACCGCCGTACTTATCAATTAGTTTCTCCTGAATCGTCTCATACGTCGTTTTGGCGTCATCAATCGACTTGTAGACATTGTCGGATGGACTAGTTACGGTGACAACACCGAGCTTTATTTTCTTATAAGAATCAACTTGTTTATTGTGCGCGTCAATCATACGCTGCAGGAATGAACGTAAATCATTGTTCTGCAACGCATAGTAATCCTGAACGGAATCATGCAAGAATGCTAAAAGCCCCTCACAAGTGACTTCCTTGTTAAGAATGCCACTACTTTCCATAGAATCAGTAGTTGGTAGAACTCTACCCTCAAAAAGAACCTTATTGAGGGTAGTGTTAGTTACTTTAACAAAAGTTGTTAGTCCAGTGAAGCTATTGTAGTAAGGTGACTTAGGACTGATACTAAACTGAAATGAATCAATAGAGCCAACATTTTTGGTAATTTTACCAGTCAGCAGCTTTGTATCATTATTGAATTCAGAGTGAATTGTGTGTTCATCGCCGTTAAATCCTTGTCTTACTGTGACGCGATACATTAGATCAACTCCTTATGCCAAACAAACGATAGCTTACCAGTACCAGTTACTGTTAGCTTATTCTCGCCAGTCATCAGTGTGAAGTCCGGACTATTGTAAGTGCCAGCTTCCAGCGTGAATGTGTTGTTGTTCATAGTAATCGTAAATGGAGCAGTTGAAATCAGCTGCGGAGCAACTGAATTAGTACCAACGTTGAACAGCGTAATTGTCTTACTGCCACTGATTTCATAATCCGTATTCTGTGCGATAGCCAGTTCAAAATTGAAGTCATCCCAAATGTCATTGCCTTCTACTAATTCACTGATTCGAAATGGATAACAAGTAAACTCAACTTCTAGCTTGCCAAACATTTGAAACTCAGTCCAGTTTGGTTCTTTTTGAACTTCTCCTAAATAATAGTAATTATTCATAACATCATCTTTAAGCTTGGTTTTATGAGTAGAATTCATCAACCAATTGACTGCCTTTGTCCACATTGTATATAGATGATCTTTACTCATATTATTAAATTCGTGTACATAAAACACAATCTTAATTGTGCGTTCATTATATACTTGCCCACCATACAGCCCAGATAAGTCTATAACATTACTAGTAAAAGGCAGAGGTTGAACTGCTTTTTGTTTGGCCGGCATACCAATGACCTTATCCAGAACATCAAGCCCAAAATCATTAGAACGCTGACCGTCAAATTCAATGCCATATTCATACTTAGATTTTAGCGTCAATCGCAAGTCCCCTACCTTTCAATTGATTGCGTCGTGCCGTTTCTGTTGAACCATACTGTTCGTACGCTGATGCAAACGAAGAACCATCAACGGTGGTTCTCTTGTTTGCAATAATTTGTAACAATTCAATCACTTTTGAATCATTAAGTACATATGACTTATCGGTAGCACTGTAAGCACTACCGCTGTTAGAATCAGAAAACGATTGTGTGTTTCTACCAGATGTTGTTACTGAAAAATTAGTTTGTATTGGATCATTGACGTGTGCTAAATTAGCTGCCATTTTGGCAATTTTACCGTTTGGGTCAGCTTTAATACGTGCGTTCATTGCTTCGATTAATAATTTATCTGCACTATTACGTGCTGGATTAACTACAATTTCAGGCTCACCAGGTACTTCACCGAATATGCTTGGTTTGTCTGCCCAGCCACCATTGGCATAACCATGACCATGACCAATAACTTGTAGCATAGATGAAGCACCGTAACGATGCTTAGCATAATTCATTGCAGCAAGCATATTATCATATCCATTAAAGATATTGCCGTGACCCGGGAATTTATAAGCGTTGAATGTTGCTGAAATAGTTTGTAACAACCCTTTGGCTAGATCACCGGTAAGTGTATTGATATCAACATATCCACCTTGAACAGCTTTCTCGTTACCGCCTGATTCTGATGAAATTTGTCTCAACCAAGCGTTGACATAATCACTTGAGGTGGGTAATCCATTAGCTTTTAAGGCAGCCTTAACTTGGCCTTTCCAGCGTTGAACGCCAGAGCCACTCGGCGCACCTTTGCCACCGCCACCGTCTCCAGTCTCTTCTTCAACTTTTTTCAAGCCTTTTTTAAACCAAGAACCAATTGGGTTAGTTAATTTACTGATAACGCCTTTAGCTAATTCACCAAAATTACCCAAGCTAGAATACATACCTGAAACAGATTTTTCAAATAATGATTCAACACTCTTGATGGGATGTTCAATAAACTTCGTGATAGCTTCAGTCTTTTCGCCTAACCATGAACCAACATCTGATAACTTATCCTTAACAGCGCCAACGATACCACCATCTTTATAATGTTCAACACCAGCCATTGACATAATTTGCTTAGTTTCATCGCCGTTATAAACACGCGTGCCAGGTTCAAGTGGCAAGATAGCATTCCTATCTTGAGCCATCATCAATTCGCCACTAGGCGTTTCAATAAGCTCTTTCCAGTTTTCAGTTGGAGAATCATTGACCATTGACAAATGACGTTCAACGACGCCACCTTGTGCAAATTTAACTGGTTTTAATTTTTTGATGCCTGTTTTTTTACCAGTAAAGAACTTCCAAACGTCATTAATAGCATTAACACCGGTATTAATAACATTGATTACGCCATTAATACCGTCAGCAGCATAACCTTTAATATCTTTCCAAATGCCTTTGAAGAAGTCACTTAGACCACCCCAAATATCGTGCCACTTGGTCTTAATCTTGTCTAAGATATCCGATAAAGTGCCGTGTACCGAGTTAATGCCTTTTGATGAAGTTTTCTTAATTGAATCCCATTTATCAGAGAACCAACTAGAAATTGCATTCCAAACGCGATGCCACAAATCAGAAATGGCATCTAAAGCGCCACTAATAACACTTTTGACTTTATTAATACCTTTTTTAGCGTGTCCTTGAATAGTCGACCACAGCTTATTAAACCAGCTAGATATAGCGTTCCAAACATCGTGCCACTTATCAGAAATAGCGTCTAAAGCGTCATGCATGATTTTACTAACTTTATTGACACTAGTTCGAATTGTAAGAGTAAACTTTTTCCAAAACTTGTTAAACCATTCTGAAATAGCGTCCCAAGTGTCTACCCACGTATCATGAACATCATCAAACCAATCTGTAAAGAACTTAGCGATCGGCTTAAACCACTTATTTACATTCCGTTTTAGACCACTGAAAAAGTCACCAAACCAATCAGAGATAGCATTCCAAACTTTACGCCACGCTTTTGAAACTGCATTAAACGAATTACTAAGCCAATTAGTAAAAGCGTCCCAAACGGTTGTGACTGCTTTTACTACCACTCTAAATTCATTTTGCAACGGCTTAATAATCGGCTTAACGATCATTGCGACTAAGCCAACTGGAATCATCATGGCGTAAAGTAATGTTTTACCAACATTTTTAAAGATGCCTGTCACTGCTTTAACGGCCACTTTAGCACCCTTTGTTAATTCGCCAGTAATGCCATCCCAAACACCGCTAATCTTCTTGACCATAGAGCTGAAACCAGATTTAATCTTGTCCCAAAGGTCATCAACCCAGTCTCTAAATCCCTTGTTGTTGTCGTACAATAGCTTCAAACCACCAGCGATCGGACTAGCGATTAAAAGTGCAAGGCCTTTCCAATTCTTACCAATCCAATCAACAGCTGCGCCTAAGCTATCAACGATTGCATCTTTGATCTTATTGAATTGCTTAGAGATATTCTTTTCCCAGTCGGCTTGACCGGTAAATACATCAGTAATGCCTTTCCATAGATCTTTTGCTTGTTTAACGACATCGCCAAACCATTCGCCAACGCCTTTAGCTAAGTCTTTAGCTTTATCAACTAAATCATTAACGAACTCACGGAATTTAGCGTTGTGCTTGTACAATTCATAGAATGCAGTACCAAGCGCTGCAATCGCTAAAACAATAGCAATAATCGGGTTAGCAGCTAACAAAGCCATAGCTTTACTAAAAGCACCACTAACGTTAGTGATCATACTTGGAACTTGCTTAGCAACATCAATTACAGTTGTTACGCCTTTTTTGATTGTCAATGCAGTTACTAAACCAGCAATCGCCGCACCTACTGCTTTGATTGCATCTTTATGTTTAGCAATACTTTCAAGCGCATCAGCAATTTTGTTAGTCGGTTTGACTGATTCTAGTGCCTTGTCATTCATTTGGTGGAATGCATCGGCAATTGCTCCGACAATATCGCCAAATGTTTCAAAGACGCCTTGAGCCATAATGCCAGCAATCTTGCCGAGTGGCTCTAGTATTTCTGTTGTCTTCTTGAAAAAGATATTTAAATCAGCAGCGACTGCATTAATCCATTGAAAAGACTGTGATAAATCAAATTTGCCTTTTGCTTTATCTGCACTATCACCAGATTCTTTAAACGCACTAGCAATACCTTTAATCGGCTTAACGATAGTATTCCAAACACCAGCGGTTAATATGCCTAATAATCCACCTAAAGCACCAGTTAATGGATGAATACTCTCTTTGAAGTTATCAAACCACTCACTGATATTTTTAAGCTTCTTACTCAAATTATCAGTGCTAATACCGGAAACATTAGCTTCAAAACTAGACTTAAACCACTTGAATACATCGCCAACTGTGCCAAAAGCGCTGCTAGTAATCGATGAAACAGCGTTAAAAGTATCGCTAATAATGCCTTTGTTTTTCTGAATTGAATCAACAGCTTTAGAAACAACGTCTGTTGCACCATTAATCATTCCAGTTAAGTTGCTCTTGCCGAATGAATCGATAATATCTTGAATAGCGCCAACTGCAGTTGCCTGTAAGTTACCAATCGCACCTTCAAATGTATCAGTGGACTTAGCGGCTTCAACCGCACCTTTGTTCATACCTAACTGCGTAACAGCTTTGTTGAACTCGTCTGCTGTAATTTGCCCTTCAGACATGGCATCACGGAAATTGCCAGTATAAGCGCCGTTCTTCTTCAATGCTTCTTGCAATACGCCAGAAGCACCAGGAATAGCATCGGCTAATTGATTCCAGTTTTCAGTCGTTAGTTTGCCAGCACCAGCGGTTTGGGTCATTACCATTGCAACGGACTTGAATGTGTCCGCATTACCGCCAGCTTGAGCGTTCAAGTTACCAGCAGCTTGAGTTAGCTCGGTATAGTTCTTAATGCCGTTAGCAGCTAATTGCGCTGTCGTATTAGATACATCAGACAAGTCATAAACAGTATCGTCAGCATATTTACGAACAGCTTTAGCAGCGGTATTAATTTCATCTTCACCAAAGCCACCAAGTTTCATTGTTGACCTGAACTTATCCATTGAATCAGAAGCATCTATTGCTTCGCTTCCTAAATCCTTAACTGCTGAACCAGCAGCAGTTACTGCATTGGTCAGCATTCCGCCAAGGAACGTACCAGTAAATACATCCTTCAAGTGTGAGAACTTGCCACCGGTATTTTCTGCGCCATCGCCGACATCATTGATACTTTCTCTAACAGCATCAGCATCAGATTTAACTTTATCTGTACCGTTCAAGATCATATCAATATTAATTGTGCCATCTGCTGCCATCTATTTACCTCCTTTCTCTTGTTTTTGAGCCTCCTTAGCTTGAAGTAACAAACCGTTGAAAATATCGGTCATCTGATCATTTAGCTTATTGACGTTCTGCCCCTCTAACGCGTAATAAGCTTGAGCTTCTGCCATTGCTGTTTGCTGTTCACCTTCGTAATCAGTCAAATTAGCTTGCCGAATTCGCATAATATGCTTGAAGTCTGTCTTATCGGATAAACCCGAAAATAGCGCTCGGAACTTATCCCATTGCAGAATGCCTTGCTGATCAACAAGATCAATTTGGTAATCCATCATAAATGATGAGTAGATAGCACCAGCGTCTTGAGAATATGAGAAGTATTTTTCTGGTTCAGATTGGTGTTCTGTACCGCTAGCACTGTCGTTATAGTTCCCATAAGCGGTTGTTTGAATGTAATTGGCAATATCTTCAACTGCTTTGATCATCGAATCAATTGATACATCTAGTTCTTTGCCAAAAAACATTTGAAAACCTGTCACTAATTTTTCAGCATCACTTATGTTTTCTTCTTCAACAAGTGAGTACCAACGAAGAACATTGTCATAACTCATATCAAAGTGATATATCTCGCCGGTTTCTTCATCAAGCCAAGTATCATCAATCGGTTGTGTGAGGCTTAACATCGCTCATTACTTCCGATGCTTTTTGCTGAACTTAGCGGTATTACTGTTCTTAACTGGATACTTCTTTTGCTTAGCAATAGCTGATTCATTGACGATGTCTTGGCTGTATTGATTGATAATTCCTAGAACTGCCACCAATGCAGATGTTGATTCGTTGTAATGCTCATAAATCCATTTAGCATCATCAGCAGAGAACAACTTGGTAAAGAACCCCATCACGATGCCATTAACTTTGCTAATTTGTTCTTCAACAAACTTAATTTGTTCAGTTACCGGCGCATTGTTAAGTTCTTTTTGCTTTTCTTCAGGCGTCTTTTCAATTTGGTTCATCAAGTCTGTAACGCGTAATTGGACTTCAGTAATCTCAGTTACTAATTTGTCATTGAAATGAGCAGTGAACTTTCGCCCACCAATTTCAAAATCACGCTGCATGTTCAACATTTCGTCAATATTTACAACATTAATTGCCATTTAAAGCACCTCGTTTTTGATTTTTGATAAAAATAAAAAAGGAAAGAATGATTATTCACTCTTTCCAATCTGTTTAATTACTTAGATTTAGCTGATAACTTTGCGCCTGTTTGAGTAGCACCGCCGTCACCTGTATCAGGTGCTGGCCGACCACTTGGCAAGATCATAGCGTCATTTTCATCACCGCTACCTGACTTTTCACCATTTAAGCCATCGCCTAAATCGTTGTTAGTACCGTCTGAAGATAATACTGGAGCACCATTAACTGACATCGTGAAACTGAATGTTTGCTTAGCATTCGAATTACCATTGAACGGAATGATAGCACTCAATGTGACATTTGCTGTCATGACATCGCCATATTGACCAGTCCAACGCGCCAAGGTCTTAACACTATCACCTGCTGCAAAGAAACGATCTGCCACATAGTCTTGTGCCGGATCATTAAGAACACGAACACCAGAAATAGCAAAACTTGCACGCTTAGACGTGATGTCAGTTGAACCAAAGCCTTTATCTGCATAATAGCTGCTTGTTTCAGATGTTTCGTTTGAAGCTGGTGTGATTTGAGTAATGCCTTCAGCAAGTAAAGCCCATTTAGCATTCTTGACATCTTCACTTTCAGCTTTTGGGTCTTGACCACTGTTAAGGTCAATTTCTAGTTTGTTAATCCAGTTTTCAGGATATTTAGCCATTTTTACACTCTCCTAATTTTTGTGTCTATATCAATTTCAAAATCAAGCAAATAAGTAAAATAACCTCGCTCATCAGCAACCGAGACATTCGGCAAACCGTTGAGTTCAAGGCTATTAAATGTGAACGAGCCATCTTGGCTCTCTAATTCATTCAAGCTATCGAGAAATGTGCTGATTTGCCACATCGTGCTGTCTGCAAGTTGTTGATCAGCCGTTCTAATACCAACCGAGTAAGGCAATACCTTGTTGCTGTTTCCAGCAAAATCTTCACTAACAACATGACCACCGGGATTAGCAAATACTTTCAAAGAATCATCAGCGTTCAAGAAGCCAACTTTACATTTCATTGGTAAATCATCGATAGAATTGATAACGTCACATAATCGTTCTGTTGCGTCCATTACAAGTTAGCCCCCTTATTGAAAGCACTAATCCAATCTTTGATGTATATTCCTTTAGCTTTTAAATCCCAACGCCTTGTTGTACCAGATGTCGAATAATGTTTGATCTGGCTACCATTAACTACACCGTAAAATTGTGGTTTGGCATATGGTGCGGTGTAACGGATTGATTCGTTGCCTTTATCAACATAAGAATCATTTCTCAAATTGCCTTGTCTTTTAGGAACATAACGTTCCATATCTGAGTGAGCTTGGTTCATGAACGCATAACGTCCACGCTTGATGTTCGTTGAATTAAGCTTCTTCTCTACACCGTTAAGGTCAATTGATACTTTTACACCCATTTACAGTGCCTCCAATTCATACGACCACAACTCATTACTGTAAGGATTGCGATTATCTACAATCTTCGTGATTGTGTAACGCTTATCCTCAAATATCAGCACTGAACCGACCTTATCTCGGTCTAGCTTAGGAATAGGTGTCGTAATTCCGGCATATAAAAAGACAACCGCATTAGCTACGATTGCCCGATTATTATTGTCGCCAGAATAGATTGTCTGTGGCTGAACTACACACTTCTCAACGTCATAGGGTTTAGTGATTGGCTTATCCCAATTATCGGTCTCACCTGTTACTAGTTCGATATGGACTGACTGATTACATAACTTTGGATCAACTTGCGGTAATCTCATCGATAATTCACCGCCCGAACCATAAAGCCTGCGCCAATTAACATTTCAGCAACCAACGATGACAAACCAGATGTTCCGTACATTGTGCCACTGTTACCAGCACTCTTTTGAATTGTTGTTCGGCCAATAGCAACTGATGAGATGTTATTGCTATCAATCAGCTCTTGACTACCAGTTACGCCGTTATCAACGAAGTATTCGCATTGAATTGCGAGTGCTTTTTTAAACGTTGCCGCCCGAATATGCTCCCACTTATCAGATGATGCATAGTCTTCATCAAGATTATTAGTTTGCCAATCTGGGTTATAAAAGTAGTCAGTGGCTAAATCAAGCAACAATTCTGTGCTCGGATAAACAGCTTCAAACGTTGCTTTATCATCAATCTTTGTGAAGCCAAGTGACTGGTAATCATCAAACGTTAGATAAGCCATCACTGATCACCTCTATTTCTTTGCTGACGTAGTCGCTGCTTTAGCTGCTTCTGGAGCTGACGCTGGAGTTGCGCCAATATAGATTGCCTTTTTAGCATTGTCGAATACAAATGCATCGTAATAATCCAAGCCTTTAATTGTGTCACGATAGCCTGAACGATCTTGATCTGCTGAAATTGTATCAACTGAACCATACTTAACAACCGGTGCAACCGCTGATAAAGGTGTAATGATAAAGTTCATTGTATCTGTGATTTCAGTACCGTTGAAACGATCCTTGGCAACTTTAAGGATTGGCACACCACCATCGATTTGAGCAACAGTACGATTAATGCCGTTAATTGCTTGTTGATTAGTCGTGAACGTCTTAGAAACGCCTTTAGCGTTCTTTAACATACGATAATACGCTGCGGAAACAAACATCACATAACCGCCCGGAATTTCGTTGTCAGTCATATATTCTTCGGCAGCATCATATGAATCCAAAACATTATCAGTTGTGATAGTATCTGTTACCTTTTTGCCCGAATTATCATACATTACTTGAACAGCCACTTTATCACGATGTGGTACTGTGATTAAACGTCGATGTTCACGGACAATATTTTCAATTGTTAAAGCTGCGTTTTCTGATTGATCTAAGCGGTCAACGTCATAACCAAACCAATCTTCGTGGGTTAATTTGAACGTTTCTTTTTCAATGTCAATATTTGAGCGTGCATTATCTTGGTTACGTTTGTATTGTGTGGCGTCCATAAATCCGCCCATTTTGTTGATTCGAACTTCGTTTGCACCAACGAAATCAGCTGCTGTGATACTGTTTGCACCTTGTTGTAAAACATCCCACACTTGTGAATCAGCACGGAACTCAGTGTCTAAAGTTGCTAAATCTTTGCTATCTAAAACTAATGTCATTTTGTTTCCTCCTATTTATCAGCGGACATTCGCTCCGCAATCTTTTGAGTTAAACTCTCTTCCGAACTTGCTCCAGTACCAGGATTGCCTAATGGTGTGATTTGAATATGATTGCTAGACGGTTCAGCTTTTTGTTCAAACAAGAAGTCGTTATCTTTCTTGACTGATTCAAGCTGTTCATCAAGACCTGTCAGATTGCCGTCTTTGTCTAATTGAATAGTTTCAGAGTCTAACAAAGCCTTAACTGCCTTAACATTCTTAGCACCAGCTTTGGTTAGTGCCATATCAGTCTGATAATCGATTTTTGTCTTAGCTAAGTCAGATTGATATTGTTCAGCATCTTCTTTGTTCTTAGACTGTAACTGTTCAATTTGGGCTTTAAGATCTTCATCGCCTTTATGATCTTTTTTGATCGTATCAAGCTGGCCACTGACAGTATCAAGTTGCGTCTGCAAACCATCTCGCTCGCCCTCTAGGTTATTGACTTTTTCTTTTAAGCCGTTGACATCACTGCCATGCATTGCCATCACACTACCAAGCTGTTCATCGGTTAACCCTAATTCTTTTAATTCTTCTCGTTTCATGTACTACACTCCCTAACATTTTTTTACGTGGAACGACCACGATTTGGGTATAAAAAATAGACAGTTTAACGACTTATCTAGGTCGAAACTATTGATTCTATAAACTTTTAGCTACCATTTTCTTGAAAACATCATCTATGTGTGGACTGTAAAAAGTGATTGTGGCTGTTGTTCTTGCCCCTGCACCTGCATTGATTGCCACATCGGTAACACCTCTACCCATTTCAACATCATTAATGACAATCGTTTTACCAAACGGCGTTCCGTTGTCATTAATAACTAATTTATAAACATTGATAGTGACACTACTTAATTTCATATGATTAGCCTCAATTTTCGGTACAAAAATAGCAACCAACTAATTAGCTGATTGCTTGTTAAATATCTTCTCGCGTGAATAATCACGGTGTAAGAAATCGTGTGGCTTAATAAACTCGCGTAATCGCTTCTGCTGACTGGCTAATAAAGATTTATAGTGTTGAATACCAGCTTCATCGCCTAGTGCTTTAGCAGCTTCAAGCTTTTTCTTGGTATCACGAATAGCACGCTCATAGCCACGTTGTTTAGCTTGTAACTCACCATTCTTAATCGCTTCATCTTCATCATATTGCGGTTGATTATTGGTGTTTAATTCCTCAATAAACGGATATAACACGTGCGTGCAGTTAATTCCTAGAACACCTGACGCTTCACCATAACCGTGATTATATATTGAATCATATTTCGGGTTATAATCCTTGCTGCTTGTTGGAACTAAATTAATAACTTTGCCTTGAATTGGTGCACAGGCTTCACGTGCGGCAGGGTGACTGCTCATTAAAGCAAGATGCGTGCCGTAATCTTCCATACGCTTTAAACGTAAATTATTGAACGTTCTGTGTGATGTTGACTGAATGACTGTTCGTGCATAGCCTTCAATCGACCGCCTACGACCAGCTTTATCAACTAACACAGGAATACCATTGCTAATCCACTTCTCGCACGTTTCGTTTAACGCTTGTTGATGAGTTTTGAGACCAGTCGAAGTTGCTATGGTAGTTTGCTTGACTATATTCTGGAACACTTGTACAGCCGAATTGTGAGCCGATGACGTGGTCAATAACGTTTGACTAACTGTGTTATCTAGATCATGCATGGTTTGATTGAGCTGAGAATTGATAATGTCTCTTGTATCATCGCCAACATCAACTTTTTTGTGCAATAAATCAGATAACTCCTGGTCAACTTCATCAACAATCTGAATACCGTTATCTTGAACTAAGTGTTCAATAGCTTCTTCGCTCTTATGAGTATATTTAGAAACTAATTGAATAACTTGCTTGTTAAGAACACCCATTTTAGATAACTGCTCTAACTGCCAAGCCAAGGCATTATCAGCGTCAACCGAATCATACTTTGTTGTCTTAATCGTTTTAAAGATCAAAGCATAAATGTCTTGTTCCATTTGAGCATAGATATCAATCGCTGAATTGGCGTCTTGTTGCATTGAGTTTGGTGTTATCATTCACCATCACCACCGCCATCTTTCGCTAATTGAGCGCCAAACATCGTATCTTCTGGTGCTTCATCTTGAATTAAAGCTAATTCTTTTTTAGCGTCATCCAGTGACATGCCATAATTGCGTACCAAAAATGTAGCTTTAGACATTGCACCAGCAGCTAGCGTCTTTAAATCTTCTTCAAGCTGTTTATCTTTATCAACGAACACGCCATCATCAAACTGACAAACAACATCGAGCGGCTTATTAACTAAATCATGTTCAAATAGGGGCTTGCCATCACTGAATAACTGACTTTGACCAGCTAATTCAACGATTGATGTGCATAATTCACCGATTGCCTTTTCAACCATCGTCAAATAGCTTGAGCGTGTTTGATAAGTCATTGAATTATCACTGACAACTTCGGTAGCAGTCTTTAATCCGGTTTCTGAATAAGAGAACGTGCCAACAGATAATCCAATCTGTGTCTCAAGCTCTTTCAAGAAGTGATTAAGTGCGTCAGTGTATTGCTGTGTCCGAATATCAGTCGTCATGTCCTTAACACCAACTGAACCAGCATCATCTGTTAACAGTGGCGCATAAACATTCTGCTCGGTATCAAAGACTGGTTTGTGTGCTGAATCATACTTCATCATTGAACGTGGCACAGCAATTCTGCGGCTTCCTAAGCGAACTTCCCACATGAATTGATCGTGCGTGTCGTTAATATCATCAAGAACGTGTTTAGCATTATCAACAATACCAACGCCGAGTGGACTATCTAACGTGATGTTATTAGCGCCAGGAGTTCTGAAATAAACGAATTGTGGGCGAACAAAGTTATCAATGACTACTTCTGGCTGTAAGTCTTTATAAGCATCTAAACGGCTTAAAGGAACTTGAGTGCCAACTTGAGACGCCATCTCGTTGCGGTAAAGCTCGTAAGTAATCACATAAACATCTTTTGACTCGCCTTTATCACCTTTGCGCTTATCCCATCGATGGAATTCTAGCAACGTGTAATAGGCATTGCGGTCATGTTCTGTAACCACTGTCTTACTAGCAATAGCTGCTTCTGAAATGTTGTTAGTGTTTGATTGCAACGGATAAAACTGATCAGCTCTAATCCAAGCAATCTTAATCTTATCATCACTAACATAAGGTCGCATGGCAAAACCACCCAGCGCAATGCCTTTCTCAAGCTGCTCTTCAAATTGATTTTTGAAGTCATTATCTAGCAATACTTCATTAATGAACTTATCAGCTTCTGGGTCATCTTGAATATGAATATTGGCTTTTTCGTTAAACACAATCGAGGCGATGCGACGTGCAGCCGTCTTAGTGATGTTCAGCTTATTCTTAACGCGGTCTTTCTTATCACCGTATGAGTTGAGATATTCTACTTTCTCGTCGGCATTGGTGTAATAATCAATATCTTTCTTTATACGTTCATATTCTTGTGGATCAATGCTGATACGACTGTCGTCAGTAATCTTGCTTAACGATTTTCCTAATCCGATATTCATCGCCCCCCTTCTAAATAACTTCTTAATACTGTCAATTAACGTCATCTATTCACCGCCTTTACCACTTCAAGCCAAGGTCTACTAGATTATCTAGAACCATGTACATAAATGCGTCGCATGTATGGTCATCAACCTTAATAACCTTTGGCTTGTCGGTCTTTAACGTCTTTTCATCCCATTGATACTTTTGATGTTCTGAAATAAATATCTTATTGGCTTCGTTATCAAGATAATAAAAACGCCCAGTGGCCAACAAGTCCTGAACGTGATCAATCATTTTTGTTTTCTCAACTTTATGGACATGGTGCCAATGCTCGCCAAATAGCCGGAAGTATTCGTGATCAATCGCAAAATCTGACGTGGCTTCATCAGCTGACTTTTGCCATGCTTTCTTGCCCCATTGTTTCTCACGACTAACTTCAAACTCATGCAGTTCCTTAGCAAGTTCACTAGGCGCTTTCTTAACTGCTTGGTGTTGTGGCGAATAGTAATAGGTATCTAGCAAGATAACTCGTCCTTTTTTCGTCAACGCATAACATGATTCAGTTGTTGCAGATACTTGCTGGCCACTATCTTGGCTAAAGTAAAGCGACTTAATCTCATCGTCATCTGGAAATGCAACCAACGGATGAAATAAGTTCATGTTGTAGATATTCGTACCTAAACCGACGACTTCGCCAAGGTATAGCCAGCGGTAATAGTCATAATCATTCTTTTTGTAAGATTCGATCAAGTCTAAGGTTTGCTGACTGGTAAACCCACGCACATCGCAGCGATAATCGCTTGTATCAATGAAGTAATTATCATCTGCGGTTACTTTATCCAGCCACTCGTTAATCCAATCATATGGATTCTTAGGCGGGTTATATGAATAGAACACCTTTACTTGTTTAGCATAGCTAGGCTTTTGCCGAATAAAGGTTGGATTAGCCTGGTCAAATACATCAGCGCTCTTCATATTAGCAGCTTCTTCGTACCAGACAGCAACAACGTTATCAACAATGTTTGATTTCAGTTTGTATGGATTATCAGCGCCATAGAAATAGAATGTGCTGCCACTTCGTTTGTGCTTGATTGTCAACGGTGACTTAAAGGCGATGAACTCGCTGTCCATATTTAGCATGTTCAAAGCCCATTGAATTTGGCTATAAACCGTATCGTGTAGGTCGGATTTATTAGCTAATACGCAAATGATATTAGCCTTGTATCCTTGCTGAATATACTTCTTCATCATCGTAACTAACTTCAAGCTGATCACAGACGATTTAAACGAGCCACGACCACCATTAGCAACAACATAAGGCTTATCTGTGTTCCACATCTTATTGAAGTGTGGATTAACCATATCTGACAGCCTTAATTTATTCGATGTCATCAATAATCACCGTCCGATCACCCTTGTCTGCTTCAGTTAATAGCTTGGCTTTATATGCAGCAATATCTGCTTCAGCATTGGCTTTTCTAATCTGCACTTCGGTCAATTTATCTGAGTCAGGATAACGTTTAAGTATTTCACGAATAGCAGAAATTCTTGTTTTAAAGTCAGCTTCTTTTTGAACTTCTTCAGCCCCGATTGGCGTACTAACAATCACCGTTTCCTTTATTTCACCACGAGCGATGCTAGATAGTAACTCAATCGCTTCTTTAGCACTCATAATCTTCTGTGATTCAAGCTCCTGCATACGTTCATCGATGTAGGATTTTATGCTCACATTTGCAACTAATTTATGTGCATTTCCTCTGGCATAAGCAGAGCTGTAACCAGCGTCAATCGCTGATTGTTCGGCGTTTCCACTCTTGATGTACTCATTAGCAAACTTACGCTGTTTTGGTGTTAATTTCCGATTCATTACATATCACCACACCTCCAAATTTAGGGTATAAAAAAGACACCAATTAAGGTGTCATTATGTATTGCAATATCAAAAGCCGGCGATTGGCTTTAACTAATTAATTGGAAGGAATTTGTACGACTTTGCCGAGCTTCTGATATTGCTTGTAGGTAAAAATATCCTCCTTCAGGAAGGAACTGTGCGTGATGGAATCGAACCATCAATCAACCACCAAGTCACACAACGAAGAAAAAGATCTTTCATTTTTATTTTTTGTTTTCTCTGATTGGAAGAACCACATGAAGCGGAATCGAACCGCTATTTAGCACCAGTCATGCAACGTGAAACTTATATTACTTGTTGGCCGACAACAAAGAATATAGTTTATTTTGTGAGCAGTAAGTTTCCCGCCTTATTGCTCTCCTTGTTCTTATCGATAATATCAATATAGCACGCTTTTTGAACCTAATCGCGGTATGAAAGCCGAACGTTTGCCACAAATCGCCGAATTACTTATAGACTAACAATTTGCCGTTCGGATAAGCTTCCGCAAACTCCAACAACCCCTTTCGCTTGAGGTAATCAATAGATTCTTCAGAATAGCTAATCTTCTTTGCAATCTGATAATACGTTAATGCTGGCTCACAAAAATACGAATAATATAATACCCAGTAGCTGTTTTTGCCAATAATCGACATCGCTTGTTGGCAATTATCAACTATCATTTCAGCGTCAATATGATTAACAATCTTGGTTTCGTTTCTATTTTCATAACTGGACGCTCTTGGCATACCATCGAATGTTGGCGATTGAATATCCGTTAATTTGCGTCCTGCCATTCGTGATAAACGGCGATATTGAGAGAGTATCTCACGCGCATTTTCTACGCATTTATCTGCATCAATTTCTGGTAATAAGCCCACTAAACCGCGCCCCTTATGCTATAATTGGTTTATTCTGATGAACCAATTAAGGCTGCCAGTGATGACGGTCTTTTTTTTTTGCTCTAATTCTTCAATTTCAATCTCAATTCGTGGCTCATTACTGTAATACTTGTCTATTTCTGCATGAACTATCTGATTGTCGTCTTCCCAGACAATACCTGTTAACGGATCAGTTACGCCTTTAAAGTAATTATCAACGTCTGGCTTCTGAACCGGTCTGATTACTCCCGCTTCTTTCAGCTCTTTCTGGCGCTTACTGCCGCTCTTTTGAATTGGTCGGTACACTTTTACCTTGCAAGCTAAAGCACCCTGTAACGGCTCACTATGCCACTGTGTGAGTGCTTGATATTTAACTAATGCTTTATAGGCTTTCGACTTTGGCGGGTCATATGTAGTAACAAAATTGCCACGCCTTGCAAATCTTGGCCTACCTTGGGGTTGCGGTTCTCCTACTATAACTAACTTAATCATTTCCGGTTATCTAACGCTTCCTTTAGTCCAGCTACTAATGCTGTTCCAAAAAACAATACGATTGGCGTCAGCACAGTAGCAATCAATGTTATTTTTAAACCAACATACATAATAATCAGTGCATATAAAGCTGTTGCACTAACTAATCCCAGTGTTTTCCTCATTTGAATTCCTCCTAACCTACTTTGGTAATGGAAATTGCGTATAACCATCATCATTGCTCGGTGTTACTTGTTGCTTGGCAATCAAACGATCTAAGTAGGTCTTAGCCTTTTGCAAGTCTTCCATGCCATTCTTCTCTTTATATCGTTCAAGATACTTTTCAACATTAGCAACCATGATAATATCTGCCGACTTACCCCACTTGTCGTACCAGTGTTCGATTAAATCACTTCCTGAAGTAGCATAATAATCTGGTTTTAAATTACTCATTCATTCTTCCTCCAATTTTCTGCCGCACATTGGGCAATAATTAATAGCAATTCCACTTTGATAACCAATGTCAGATAAGCCAATACCAACAGTCAATTCGTACCCACTATCTTGCCGCATTAGTCCCACAATAAGAGAACGTAAATGCTTGTCTTCAAAATCTGTCTCTTTGTACATAGTACGTTGCGAATTGTAAGCATACCTATCTCTAAATTTACAATATTCACATTCACTCATTTCTCCACCTCATATCCGTCTAACCAAGCACGTGCAACCTTGTCTTGATGATCTGCAATCCAATCACCAATTCTAGCTTCGTCTTCTTTTACATAATCAAAACCATTGTTTTCGAAATATAGAACATCTCGAAGATCAATATTGCTTCCTTTGCACAACTTGATAAAAGCAGCAACGTTATAAGGAATCACAGGTAACTTGGCGTACGTCTTCTTGAATACATCATCAGCGATAGGCCAATGTTCGCCATTGACCCCAGTCGCTATCCAATCGCCAGCGTGCAATTCCATAGGGCCTTCCAACGTTGGAATAAAATATTCATACGGTTTGTCGGTACCGATAATCGGTGGTATTTCAACGATGTTATATTCTATAACTTGTGCTGGCGAACCAATATACTGTTCGGCTTCAATCAGTGCTGTTTTACGATATTTCATCCGCTTCCTCCCAGCCATACGTCCAAGCATTTAACAAGTTTACAATTCGCGCATTACGGTCTGACTCAAGTGTTTCACTCATGATGTAGTAATATGTTGCACAACTTGTATCTTCAAGAGAAACTTCATAATAATCATCAAAACCAACATCAATATAGCCAATAAATTCAGCTAGCTCTTCAGCGACTGCTTTTGGTAGTTTAATCTTCATTGTCGTTAACCTCATCTCCAAGTAATTTTTCCTCAATGTGGAACATAGATTGATCGGTAAAACGTGTATGCTGTTCGATACTCTCTAACAAAAAGATTGCTTTCCTAAGTGCTACTCTAGTTCTGTAAAGTACAACAACGACCGTAACCAACAATGTTGCTAAGATTAGCTCCATCATTATTCTTCAACCTCCTGATAGTGCTGTATACGAACGCCGAAATAAACCTCGCTCATACCCATGTCGTGAAGCTCATAGTCAACTTTGTACCCAGCTTCTGCATAAGCCTCAACTAACTTAGTACGAAACAACGCAACATGGCTGTTAGATAGGTTATGCCGCTTGATAATATACTTAAGCTCGATGTCAGGCTGTCTAGAATAATTTGTAGCTTGACTAAGGTCCTCGTACACAGACACATCTACATACCCTTTCTTAAGTGCCGACGCTTCAATGCACTTGTCTAAGTATTGCTCCGCCTCTTCAATAGCCTTGTTAAGTTCTCCTTGATCCATGAGTTCATTTACTGTGTCTAAACTTAATACCATAGTTGGTCGCCTACTTTATATTGCTTCATTTGTTTTTCCTCCATTCGTGATACTCATCTGATAATCTGTCAAACTCTTTTACTGGCAATGTATGAATCGTTTTACCGCACTTAACTTCCACAATTTGTTCTATCCAACTAAAACGCCCTAATCCTGTTATATCTTCAAATTTGATAAATCTAGTCGTGTTGCCTACTTGCCACTCAAACGAATTAGAAACTCCGTTGATCGTGATTTTTCTTGCTGGCATTTACTCATCCTCCACTAATCTATTGGTGACCAGCAAACGTCAATCACGTGTGGATCAGTAGCAACTCGTTCGCATGCTCCACGTGCTTCATCAATATTGCGTACTGTTTTTGTGAAACTGTCAGTCAATCTTTCACCCATGTAAATTTGCGTATACGTTACTTTAATTTTCATCGTCTATTCCTCCAACAATTTCCAGATAGCAATAAATACAAGAACAATAGTTATAATCAGCGCAACAAGGGGCAACCAGTCGTTGAAAAATAACGTTGTAATCAGTATTATCACTGCAATTATTGCTGCTAGTTTCTCAAACATAGTCATTTCTTAGCACTTCATAAATCACTTGATTTTTCTCTTCGGTAGTCAGCCTACTGAATGGAATTAATATCTCTGATGGTGCATAACGGCCAACGGCTTGTAGTGAGCGAACCATATCATTGCTATGTCGTGCCATTGACTCTTTCAAGTATTCTCTAAACACACGTTGATTACCGTTCATTTCATCATTTCCTGCCAATTATTATTTGCGTAGTTAGCTGTTATCAGATCGCTTGTAGTGACATTCAGCTTGTCTGCCATTCTGTCGAGTGTTTCCAGCATGGTGCTATGATTGCCATTCATTATGCCAACTAGCGTTGTAGAACCTATTCCACAACGATCAGCTAATTCTGATAAGCTAAGTTTTGTGTGAGCGTATAAGCTAAGCACGTTATCTTGTAATATTTTCTGGCTGTTCATTGTTCTAGCTTGATCCTTTCCAATTTGTATCCTTTTTCCTCAATCCGTTTTTTCAAATTATCAAACGAATAATTATTTGGTTTATAACCAACGGCTTGAACAATAGTGGCTAAGGATACATGTTCGCTTACCACACCTTGACGGTCAGTAAGCTTGTACTTATGCTTTTTGTTGTTAGCAGGTATTAATCCAAGCCGATGCCTTGTTCTTAAAGCAACTGTGGTTGATCTTTTGATTTTATGATCAATTTCAACATCACTCAATCCTTGGTTGTATAGCTCAATCACCTTGTCGTCATATGGCTGTTTATGTGGTTTTCTTAGTTCACCGGTTGGATCAAACCAATAGCGAAGCTTGATAACTGTCGGGTCGGTATCAGGTATGTTATAAGCATCTTCATATTTGTCATACAAACCAGCCACCATGTCAGTAATCAATGTCATGCGATCACCTCTGTCTCTATTTAAGTTTTTCCTCTAGTCTTTTGCGTATCTTTTCAGCTTCATCAGCTGAAATTCTATTACTATGAGCAGTAACAGCTTGACCGCTCTGCTGCGCTTCTTTCTGTTCTTTTAACCAATCAGGCATAATACCAGCACGCTTCTGTGGTTTGTTATTGCCAAATTTATTAGCTTGATTATTCTCAAACTGTACGTCTTCGGCTTTCACTTGCTCCATAGTCTTGATGTTCTTAGCAAGCCATTTTTTCATAATTCCGAGTGCATAGCGGAATCCTTTTTGATCCCTAGCAGCTCGTTTCATGGCTTCTTCAACAATCTCAACGTTGCCATCAAAATCATCAAGCGAATACTCAAGATCCTGCTCAATAGTCGGATTCGTTAAACCAAAGTTTTTTTGATAGAATTCAGACAATTCTTGCAACGGAGTAGTCGCAGACGCGCCCTTTTCTGCTGCTGATGGTGTTGGTGATGGTTCTGATGATGGTGATGGTTGCAATATCGTATCGCTATTATATTGATACGGTATCGATAGGGTATTTCCATCAGGTAATTTAGTTTTTATAGGGTATCCAAGATCTTCACACTTCTTGATGACTTCTGATTCAAATTCAAGTGTTTTAACTTCTTTTAATTCCTTATCGATCACAGGGGCAACCTTAGGTGATCTTGCTGAATTATATTTCAGCCAATTAACAATCATAATTTCGTTATTTTTTGGATTAAAAGCAACTTTGCCATCACTTTGAAACTTTTCAATTGTTGTTTGAATATCTGATCGGCTAATTCCCGTTTCAAAAGTGGCATAGCGCCATGAAAAATCATATATACCGCATTGTGTGGTTCTATCATTTGTAAGCAGGTAGAACCATAATGCTTTTTCTGTTAGTGACAATTCTCCTATCCAATCGTCTTTCCAGATAGTTGTATGAACTTGTCTGTATATTGCCAATCACAGCACCTCCTATTCCACTAGATCGTCAATGCTGATAATTTCGTTTAATTGTTTTGTTTCCTTGCAATAATCACATTGCTCACAACGTTCTGGCTTAGTTTCGCCTTGTCGTACGCTCTCAACGCGTTCTTGATTGTCTGCGACAACTTGTTCGGCTTCTTCTAGACGATAGCTAGGAATGGATAATATCGCCTTATCAGGCACTTTTTGTTTGTCCACAGCAACGATATAAGGCTGACACCAAACACCAAACGTCTGATAAATCAGTTGCATGTATACCCACATTTGAAGCTGATAGTTATAATGAACCGCAAAAGACTGTTTCTCATGTTGTTCGCTATTCCAATAACTTTTATGAAGGTCTTGAGTGGTCTTTAAATCAATGAAGTAGCCACGATCTAAATTCAAGCAATCAATTTTGCCTTTCCACGCAACACCGTAAATATTGCCAGTGACGATTGCTTCTTTATCACCTTGATACAAACTACAAAACTTCTCGTCATTAGCTAACACATCAATCATTGCTTCAACACCTTTATACGCTGTTTTGAGTTGACCTTTTGTCTTTCCTTGACTGCTGATTAACTCTGATTGGTGTTGCTCAATAAAAGCTTCATGTGCTTCTTTACTCTCAAAATAGCTATGCAAGTAATTACCCATTAGCAATGCCACCTGATTTTCCGGTGGCTTCCATACGCCTAGCAACTCTGCTTGGGTCTTAGCTTCACATTCTAAAAACGACTTAAACAGTGTTGCTGATTGATACTGTAAATCTGTGTCACGATCATAATAGTTATCACTAGTAAGCTGGGTTTTCGAAGATATTTGTTGGGTCTGTTTTAGCGGCATCTTCATCAATCTCCCTTGCAATTTCTTCTGGATCAATCACTGTGTTTTCATCTTGAACTGGTTGAGCTTCTTTAATTTCAGGCTCTGTATCTTGTTCGATTAAATCGTCAATAGATTGTGCTTGTTTACTGTCCTCTTTGGCATTGATTGATCTAGGTTGTCGTGCTTCGTTTAAGTCTTTATCATCTTCGGTATATAAAGCACCCAATGTTTCTGGGAAAGCTTCACGTAATGCATTGACTAACGCTGTTTTTCTAATCATTGTTTTTGGCATGCTTTTCCAAGTTGATTGGCTTTTTGAAAACTCGTCAAGACCAATTTCAACGCGGATATTTTCATCACGATCATCGCGCATTACTTCTGCCCAACCGCCTACTAATTTATCTGAACTAAGACTAAATGCTCCCTTTTGATAAATAATCTCGTTATTTCGTTCAATAATAATGCCGGCTTTATATCCGCGATAATGGGCGTTGTTTTCTGCACGCTTCATGAAAGCTTCTTTTGAAGTAATAATCTGTGCTGGTGAGCTGCCGAACTTAACAAGGTATGCTTCATGTAAGAAAGGATTGAGCTTTTGATAGCGGCAAAGCTGAATAAACATCACAACTTCTTGATCACTAACTTTGCCATTACCACTTGTTAAATAATCTCTAACCATTTGACCTGATAAATTAACCTGCTCACCGTTTACTTCATAATTAATAGGTTTAGTCATTAAATCTGCCATTAGTTTTCATCCTCCATCAATTCGCAATTAACAAATAATTTAAAAAATTCAACTTCATTAATGCTGTCTAAAGTCATTAGTTTTCTGATAGTTTCGTCAACACCATATCTACCGAAATGTTGTATAAACCACGTTAAATCGTAGAAAAAGCTGTTGTTATCCATCCAGCTCCAAATATCATCGTTGCTATTGATTACACGGTCAGGCAGTTTAATATCGTTGTATTCGTAAACATTCCAATAAGATTGACCCGGAAGAATAATATCTCCATTCCAATCAGTTAATTGTTCTTCATCAGAAAACGCATGTATTGAACAATCTCTTGCAACTTGTTCATCGTAATTCCTCTGTGCTCGTGCTAACTCTTGCGAACTAATCATTTCCAACAACTCCAATCCGTGTTAGAATTAACGTATAAATAAATTTGTAATGCTTTAGATCACTCATTGCCGTGAGTGGTCTTTTTTTATGCTGTTTTTTCATTTTTAAACCACCTAGAAAATGTTTGAAGTAACAATCCAACTTAGAACTACCAACGTTGGAACTATGATAATTTCAGCTGCAATAAAGTTGCCCCAAAAATCATTGCCTAGTGCTAGATAATCTTTAATGCCGTTAACTAATTTCATTTCATTAACCCCTATTCATTAATTTTGCTTTTAGCAGCGTACCAACGTTCTGCTTTATCAACAGGTATCCGAATCACACGTCCGATTTGTTGACTTGGTAATGGTGGATTAGTGTATTTCTTCTTCGTCCAACGCCATACCTGCACTCGGGACACATTCCATTTATTGGAGAAATAATCGATTGTCTGTTTTTCAATCGGCAAGATAACTTTTTGTTTACGTTCTCGCTTTTTAGGCTTTTCCTTCTTTTTATAAACATTCGGAATGATTACTAGTCCATTGACTGGCTTTGTCTTCTCATCCATAATTTTTCTTTCCTTTCCGGTTCTACATAACCAGCATTGATGTAATACTTGCGTCGTTCTTTATAGACATCCCACAAATCGATATGCTGTTCTTCACAGATAAGAACCAGTAGTTTGTAATTCATTAGCAATGAATCCAATAACTCACAAGCCGAGTCATATAAATCCTTCTGCTCTGCATGAGTTAAATCACTTGATGCCAACAACTTTCTGACGTGATATTTGGAAAAAGCATCTACTTTTTCTTGTTCTTCAAACTCGGCAAAAGCTTCAACCGATAATGCATCTTCTTTGAATTTGTCACCATCCAGCATTCTGAATATCCCAAAGAATTGCGACGCTAAATCATTAGCAGTTGCGAAATCTTTAATTGCCTTACTTACTTCAACTGCATCATTAGCCTTTATATTCGAACCACCCCACCAGTTATAGATTGTCGATTTAGAATACTTATTATGTGTATCTGTCTGAACAACCTTAGGAGTGACGTTTAATCGCTTTTCGACTCTATGCAATGCTTTTGATATATCCATATGAACACGACCTATTTAAATTTTTAGTGTATTTATTCCAACTTGATTACGATTAGAATTAAAGATGTAAAACATGTTTGCATTAATATTAATTAAGCAAGTATCATTTTTTGTCTGATTAAGCTTTGATATTCGTAAAACAAATCTTGATATCTTGTCTCAACCATGTCGTCATCAAAAGGCAACATTTCAAAATTAACTTCATCAAAGCTTCTATGTTCTACGCTTGCAATCCATCTGATTTGATTTTCGCGTCCAATTATTCCTTTTCGCATTACTTGATCACCTCCTTGTCATCATCATTGCTTTTTAGCAACGTTGACTTAAAAATAAAAAGCTCACCAAAATCAGCTTCTTTTAGTCCAAATGCTGCCATCATTTTAGCAATGACATTACTTGATACTTCTGTTTCTTGATTCATCATTCTATAAATCGTAGATGGATTAACGCCCATAATTCTTGATAATCCAGTGATTGTCATACCTTTATTTTTTAATAACTCATGAAAATAGTCGTTTTTTAAAATTACTTTATTATCTTTAATAACTACCATCTGCATCACCTCTGTTTCTTTTTAACAATACTTATAATAAACTCTTCGTTGCTAAAAAGCAATAGTTTTATTGCAAAAAAGCAAAAAAAGTTTGAAAGCATTGCATTTATGCAATAAAATTAATCGTGAAAGGTGTGATAACGTGGCTTTTGGCGAAAAATTGAAACAACTTAGATTAGAACGTAAGCTTGGGTTAAACCAATTTGCTATGCTGTCCGGCGTTAGTGCATCACAAATATCTAGAATTGAAAATGGTAAAATGGCAACCCCAAAAGTTAACACAATAAAAAAGTTAGCTAAGGGTCTTAAATTTAATGAACTAGAACTAATGAAAATGGCCGGTTATGTAACAGATACTGAACTGCCGACTAATGCCTTACCTGTCGACGTAAATAATTTAATTGATATTCCAGTCATCGGCACAATCAAAGCCGGTCCAAACGGTTTAGCTATGCAAGATCACCTAGGCATGGAATTTGTCAATAAAGATGATATCGACATGAGCTATGATTATTTTTGGTTAGTCGTTTCAGGCGATTCTATGACTGGAGATGGAATTTACGATAAAGATTACGCCATGATTAAACGAACAACCGAGTTTAATAACGGCGATATCTGTGCGGTTATTGTAGATGGTGAAGAAGGAACGTTAAAGCATGTCACTAAATCAAAAGATTCTATTGTATTAACGGCATCCAACCCTAGTTACCCACCTAGAATTTTTGCAGGTAATGATATGAACGAAATATTAATTGCAGGCAGATTAGTTCAAACTAAAAGGAAATATTAAGAGGCGATAAAATGGGTATTTTATCAAAAATTGTTAATATTCATAGTTCTAAAAAGGAAGCTAAGGAGCTACGACAAAACGCTGATTTATATTTCGGAACAAATTATAAAATAATAAAAGAATCGTTTTCTTTAATTGAAAAAACAGCTAATCCAGAGGTTTATTTTCCAAGATGGGACACATTGATGGATCATGTTAATTTACTCGATTTAAATTTAGAAAAAGTTGGTGGATCAATAGAATTTTACTCACCATTAGCAAAGCGGAAGCTCTCTCTAAATAAGTCAAGGGTAAACGATTTAAGTAAAACACTTTTTGATAAAAGAGAATCTATTGATGCACTTTTCCTTGATAGGGTCTTACAAGCCCTGATAAAAAAGATTAAAAAATTAAAAACAGAAAAAGCTCAATTAAATAACCTTAATAAAACGTTGGCTGAATTATCTTTATATCAAAAGCAATTATCGACCAACAATTTTAAAACATTTACTGAAAATGTTGAGAATATTAAGAAAGTAATTAAACAACGCTAAGTTTATGTACGACAGAAGGTTAATTGTTTGGGAGGAATTACCATGGAGTTTTGCCCTAAGTGTGGAACTAAATTAGTTGCAGGTGCCGTATTTTGCCAGCACTGCGGATATAAAATTGAAAACGATTCAGATAGTACAACGACTGAAATTGAACAAACAACAAGTGAAACAAAAGAACCAAAAGAAAATCTAAATAAAAAATATGCTGTTGAACTTTCTCGTGATCGTAATAAAGATATTTGTGCAGTTGACGGCGGAGAAATTGGTTTATTAAATAAATCTATAGAATTAAGTGACGGTTATTATGTATGTGGTAAACATTTCAAAGAAGTCTTTCTTGGTAAGACTAAAAAGGGAGATAACTTACCTACTCTTGTGGAATTCCTTGAAATGTTAAATGATCCAAGCCACGTTGCTGACTATCTGCCTGAAGAAAAACAACGTAAAGCAGATTTTCAAGCTAAGCTTGATAAGTATGAAGAAGATAGCAAAAAAGCAAAGCAAGAAAAGGCTGACCGTAAAGCATATAAAAATGCTGTTAAATGTCCTAAGTGTGGTAGTACCGACGTTGTATTCATGCAAAATAATAAGAAAGCTTTTTCTACCGGTAAAGCTATCGGCGGAGCAGTTCTTACAGGTGGTATCGGTGCGCTAGCTGGCTTTACTGGTAAAAAAGGCAAAAACGAATGGCATTGTAATAATTGTGGCAATACATTTAAAACGAAAAAATAGACATTAAAAAAACAAGTCATTGATTTGGCTTATTTTTTTAAAGATAAAAAGAACATACGTTTGTGTTTTATGAAATTTATCTCTTGTTTTTCCAGAAAGGAAGAAATAAAGTGGCTCAAATTAATAAATATGAATTAAAAAATGGAAAAGTACGTTATGAAGTCCAAATATATCTCGGCATAGATCCACAAACAAAAAAGCAGCGAAATATTCATAAACGTGGTTTTACTTCTGAAAAACAAGCGAGATCGTGGGCAAAAAATACAGAAGCTGATATTGATAATGGAAGATTAACGGTTAATGACCATAGCAATATGCTAATGGCTGATTGGCTTAACGAATGGCTTGATAAATGGAAAATTAATGTCAAAGAAGGATCTATGATTATTTACCGTTATCAAGTCCAACGTTATTTGATACCAAATATAGGTGATTATAAATTAAAAGATTATACTCGTGCCGTACATGAACAATTCATTAACAGTCTTTTGGAACATGGCAAAAAAGATAACACTCCGCTCTCCTGGAACACTGTGAAAATAATTAATGCTACTATTTCAAACGCCTTAGAAAAAGCTACAAGAATTGGTTATATCAGAGACAATCCGACCAGGTTTTTAGAGATCAATAAAAAATATGATAATAGAACCAAAAGGCTTCATTATTGGACGGTAGATCAAACTGAAATCTTTCTAAAAGCTGCTATTGAGGACAAAGAACCAGTGTGGTATGTTTTCTTCTTAACTGTTCTCGACTTAGGATTGCGAAAGGGAGAAGCTATGGCTTTGAAGTGGAGTGACATCAATTTCGATAGTGAAACTGTTTCGATAAATAAGACACGCCTTTACCGAAAAGAAGTAGGCAATTTAGCCAATTCTATCGTCCTAGACACTCCTAAAACAGAAGCAGGTAGAAGAACCCTTCAAATGACTGAACGCCTTAAAACTGTGCTTAAATGGTTCTTAAATCATAGTTGCTGTGATGATAATTCAGACGTCATCAATATTAATTTAAAAGCAAAAAACGATGATGAATTCATTTTCAGATATACAACTCATAAACGAGGTGCGGTTATCCGTCAACGCTCAGTCGATGGTGCATTCACGAGAATTTGCAAAGGACTGGATTTGCCTAAGATCCACATCCACGATTTACGTCACACACACGCCGTATTCATGCGTGAGGCTGGCGTTAGTCTTGACGATATAAAAGACACTCTAGGACATAAAGAACTCTCTACAACACAAATCTATGCAGAAGTAACTCCAAAAGTAATCCAACAAGCATCAGAAAAATATGAAAAATATGTACAAAAAAAGGACGCAAATTAA